AGAAGGTTTTATGATAGCGATTGGTACTCCACAAGGACACAATGCTTTTTTTGATTTATACCAACATGGCGTACATGATGAGAAGTGGCTAACAAGATTATTTAAAGCTAGTGAAACTAAAGTCGTTAAAGAAGAAGAATTAGCAGAAGCAAAAAAAATGATGCCTCCTGAAATATATGAGGCAGAGTATGAATGTTCTTTTGAAAGTAATGCTATCGGCAGTATCTACGCATTAGGCTTAAATAAAGCTGATGACGAAGATAGAATAACAAAAGTACCTTATGATCCAACTGTAAAAGTTGATACCTTTTGGGATCTAGGTATGAAAGATAAAACGGCTATTTGGTTTGTTCAACAAAAAGGAACAGCCATACATTTAATAGATTACTTTGAAGATAGTGGTGAGTCACTAGAATATTATGCCAACATATTAGATGATAGAGGCTATGTCTATAATACACACTACTTACCTCATGATGCTAATGTACGAGAAATTGGTACAGGCAAATCACGAGTAGAAATAGCACAATCTTTAGGGTTGGTGACAAGCATCGTACCCAAGATGAGTGTGGAAGATGGCATTAATGCTGTTCGTATGACACTTGGTAGATGTTATTTTGACTTTGATAAGACAAAAGAGGGCCTAGATGCTCTTAGACAGTACCGATGGGCAGTAGATGATAGAGGTGTAACGAAAAATAGACCAGATCATAACTGGACTTCGCATAGTGCAGATGCTTTTAGGTATCTCTGCACAGGTTTACAAGAAACAAAAAACTGGAATACAGAAATTAAATACCCAAAATTAGGATTAGTATAGATGAAATTAACAAAACAACGATTACTCTCTTTAATCTCACAGGAGATTACAAACTCAGTAGGGTTTTATGGAAGTAGTCTAACCGAACAACGCAGAAATGCTCTTAAATATTATTTAGGAGAGCCTCTTGGTAATGAAGTAGAAGGTCAAAGCCAAGTGAGATCGCAAGATATGTTGGAAGTAGTGGAAGCAATACTACCAAGTATGATGCGTATATTTACGCAAGGAGAAAGTATTGTTCGTTTTTCCCCTAATGGGCCTGAAGATGTGGAATACGCTGAACAATCTGGTGATTATATTAATCATATTTTTAATGTTGATAATAATGGCTATTCTATACTGCATACTTTGTTTAAAGATGCTCTTATTTCTAAAAATGGCTTTGTTAAATACTATTGGAAAACATCTAAAGAGCAAAAAAAAGAATCTTACGAAAATTTAACGGAACCAGAATACCAATCACTATTAGCTGATGCAGAAGTAGAAATTATTGAAGTAGAAGATGGTAATAAAGAAGTTGATGTTGATAATATGGATTACAACACAATGACATATAATGTTAAAGTTAAAAGAGTAAAAGATTATGGAAGGGTGGTTATAGAAAATGTACCACCAGAAAGTATTTTAGTAACTTCTACAGCAACAAGTTTAGACGATTGCAATTTTATTGGTCAGAGAGTTTTTAAAACAAGATCTGAACTAATTAACATGGGTTTTGATAAAAAAATTATCAATGAACTTCCTCCTGCTGACGAATTTATTTACAATAACGAGGCAGAAACCAGAAAGAACTATGATGATTCTGAAATGTCACAAGAATATCAAAACATAGATCCTGCATTAACAGTAGTACAAGTTGTAGATTGTTATATGAAATGTGATTACGATAATGATGGGATTGCAGAACTTCGTCATGTAGTGGTGGGTGGTAGTGGTGCTAACGCATATCATATTTTAGAAAACGAAGAAATAGAGCAAATACCTTTTGCAATGGTAACACCAGTTCCGATGCCACATAAATTTTATGGTCTTTCCATGTATGATTTAATTGGTGATGTTCAAGAAATAAAAACTACACTTCTAAGACAAATATTAACTAATGCTTATATGCAAAATAATTCTCGTACAGTTGTTGTAGATGGTCAAGCAAACATAGATGATCTATTAACATCAAGAGCAGGTGGAATAGTGAGAGTTAAATCGCCTGGAGCAGTTACTCCTATGGCTACACCAAACTTTATGCAAGAAGGTCTTGCGATGATAGATAAAATTGATTCTATTAAAGAGCAACGATCTGGCGTCACAAAAGTACAAATGGGTTTAGATGCAGACCAAATAAATAAATCACATCAAACAGCAACAACTACAAATGTGATGATGAACGCTTCTACACAGCGTATAGAATTAATTGCTAGAAATTTTTCTGAAGGTGTAAAAAGAATGTTTCAAGGTTTACTTACTTTAGTTTGTAAACACCAAGATCAAGGTCGTATAATACAACTTAGAGGTAAGTTCGTTAATATGAATCCTAGAGAATGGGTTGATAGGTACAATGCAACAGTACAAGTAGGACTTGGTAGTGGTTCACAAGATCAACGATTAGAAGTTCTAACAAGAGTATTAGGTGTGCAAGAAAAACTTATTAGCACAGGTGGTATGGGTATTGTAGATCCACAAAAGATTTACAACACATTAGAAAAGTATTTGGAAAACGCAGGTTACAAAGACGCAAGTCAATTTTTTAATAACCCTGCTAACACTCCACCCCAACCTCCTAAACCTCAACAGCCTGATCCTGCTTTAATGTTAGCACAGCAAGAATTACAACGATTACAACAAAAAGATCAAGCTGAATTACAACTTAAAGCAAGAAAACAACAATCAGATGAAGTGTATAAAACAGAAAAAATGAATTTAGATCAACAAAAATTAGCTACTGATATTATTAGACAAGAACAAGGTAGAGAATTAGAAAAAGAAAAATTAGCAACTAAAATTATAGATACAGCTATGGTTGATGAGGAATTAAATGGCCAGTAATTTTGTACCTTTCTTTCAAGGAACTGATGCAACTAAATTAATTAATAATTATTTAGGTGAAAACATTACAGCAGATACACCTATGACACCTGCTGACATGAACGCAAACAATGTTTTTCGTAATCCTTATTCCCCTGAAGGTTTCTACGCTAATGATACAGATAAATACCCTGTAGATAGTTACACACCTCCTGTAACTGATGATGAAGGCATACCTAATTGTCCTGAAGGTTATATTTATGATGAAGTATTAAAGGCTTGTCGTTTTGTTGGCTTTTCTGAACCTGCACAAGAAGATAGTGATAGAGAAGAAACAGATACAAGAACCTTTAGTGAGAAAGAATATGATAAAATGAGAAGATCATCAGACAATCCTTTTGGAGCAAATATACAATTAGATAAATATTCTGTTGGATTTGATGCTGATGGTAATGAAATTTTTGAATTTAAAGAAAAACCCCCTATAGGTTTGATTGGTATATTTGATGCTATATTTGGTGGAAATGCAAGACGAGAAAAAAAATATAATGATGCGATGGCAACTATATTAGGACAAACACAATCTGATTTTTATAAAAATGCAAATCCTTTTGCTTTTGGTTATCAAAATGGAAATCAATTTACTAAATTTAGCGATCAAAATTATTTAAACAGAGTTCAAGATGAAATTGTTAGAGGTAGTAATCAAGGTGCTACAATGGGTGAATTACTTGGAAGTGTAGGTCAAGGAACTGCTCCAATTAATCAAGGTGGACAAGGTACTCAAACATCTGATGATAGTAATTACATGGTGCAAAATGATGGAAAAAGAGATGAGTCAGCTTATGGATCTGCAATAGCAAAAAATATAGCTAGAAATTTATCCAATATGGATTCTACAACTGGACAGAAAAAATCAACTGCAAGTACAGGAAGTGGTTTTTCTAAATCTCTTGGTGGATTCTATAAAGGTAGATAGTGGAAAAAGAACAAGAACGATCAATTAAAGCTAAACGAATATTAGAAGATCCAATGTTTGTTGAAGCAATACAAAAAATTCGTCAGGATTTAGAATTACAATGGCTAAACTCTGACCTAAAAGATTCAGAACAACGAGAACATATCTTCCTCATGAGAAGAATGACAGAAGTTGTTGTGATGCAGTTGCAATCTGTTTTAGAAACAGGAAAATTAGCAACAAAAAAATAATAGGAGATACATATGGCAGAACAACCAGAAATGGAATCTGCAACAGATAATCCTTCACAGGAAACTGTTGTACCAACGCCCAAGCCTCTAAACACACAAGGAGAGGTAGCTGACGCCCTGAAAAACTTACTTAATACAGACGCCTCTAAGAATCAGGAAACAGCAAGTGAAGAAACAACAAAGGAAGTAAGTGAATCGGAAACGAACAACATTGACACCTTTGAAGATGATGAACTTATAGATCAAGTTGAAGAAGATAACACTTTAAATAGTAATCAGGAACTTTATAAAATTAAGGTCGGAGATCAAGAATTAGAAGTCAGCCTAGATGAACTTAAAGATGGGTATTTTCGTCAGCAAGATTATACTCGTAAAACCAATGAACTTTCTAATAATAGAAAATCAGTTGATGAACTTAAAAATTCATTAACAAGGAATAACGAGGAGGCAAAAATCAAGAGAGATCAATACGAGAAACAACTTCAAGTATTATCGCAACAATTAAAAGCTAGTGAA